GTGGATTTGTTTAACCCCGCATTGACTAAAGTTATGAGTGTTTCGAGTGCCGTGGTGTCTGCCGAATTATCCCACGCATCAACATCGACCGTTGCGGTTTCTGTTCCTTCGCCATCGTCAAAGATATTAGGGATGTCAAAGACAAGATATGGAAAGGCCGTGGTTGTTGGGGCTTGCTGGAAATATACTCTCTGGTGGATGGTTTTGAGGAAGAGATTTATCGCTGTTCTTAATTCTATCAACTATCGGCCACCTCCTCATCTTCGTTGATCAATCCCCTTGCCCTGTTCTCGTCCTCTATGGATTTGAGATATTTTCCCTGAATGATTCGGATTTGGTCGATGTTATTCATTACAGAGTTGCGCAGGAAGGGTTGCGCAGCCATCTTCTTTGTTCCTAGTTCTATAAACTTTGCATGAAATGCATATTTATAACCTTTCTTTTTTGCCCTCTCTTTGGTGTATACTCCTATTTGCAGAACTGGACTTCCACCAGAAACCTTCTTGACCCACGACCCCACATTTTTCTTTAATGTTCCTTGATCGACGGGTACGGTACGTTTGATCTCTTTCCTCAAAAACTTGGCAACGTCTTTCAATGCCGCCCGTTCAAGTTCCCTTAGGATTTTTTTAGCTTCATTTGAATTTGATGTGAATTGGACTTCATTGGCCATTGCTACACCCCGTTTATCGAAGCACTACAAACTAATTCAATGTCCTCAAAATCCTCAATGCCCTTCGATTTCTTCGGAGCATATGAGCGGTCAACGTTATACCTGATCCCCTCGTACTCAACATCCTTTTGCCCTTCATACTCAAACTTATTGAGCACGAACACAACGCTAGGCTTAAGGCCGTTTGCTGCTGCCGAGTAATGTTCTGCCCTTGTTACGGATTGGACGTCACACAGAACGACCAGCCTTGTGTCAATCGGGATCATGTCGCCCATACCGTTCTCTGTGTACGTTGTATTGATCAGCGTAAGTTCGAAATCAAAGGTCATACGATCACGTCCGGAACGGATCCAACGTGAAGTATTAAGTTGTGCATTCTAAATTGTAGATGTCTAGGCAACCCAGTGTTGCTGTCCCGGCTTTGGTATCGCCATGTGGAATAGTCAACGATGAATATCAAGTGATAAGGATTGGCACCATCAAGCACCAATCCTTTTTCATCCTCAAGTTCCTTTACTACTCCATCGATAATGGCAAGAAGGTAAACGTCCCTGACTACCGATCGCAATCCAAGACGTTCCTTGACTACTCCAAGTATTACAGCTGTGTCCATTCATTTCCCCTCATTTCTAGTCTAAGCAGTGATTGTGTATACTGCGCTGAGGATTGCAGAATCTGCTAAGCCGGCCTTAATAGCTATAGCCTTGATTGTTTTGGTTGCGGCTACCGCAATAGATCCGTTATACAAGGTCTTGCTTGCGCTAGGAACCGAACCGTCTATCGTGTAGTAAATTGTTGCGCCTACTGTGTCGGTAGTCAATGCTACGCTCTGAGCTCCGCTATATGTTCCGGCAATCGGCAGGGCTTTAGGAGTTGCTACCGTATTGGCAACGTCCTGAGGGAATAACACAGAGGTTGTTGGATTAGCATTAGCAATATTGACAACAACAAAGGCTTCGCCAAATACAGGCATGCCATCGTAGCGGGCTGTCCCTCTGAACACAGTCTGATCCTCAATAAATCTAACATGCTCAGATTGTGCAAGCTGTGCGCTTGAACGCTCCGCTAATAAATACATAGAACCGAAACCACCAATGATGTCGTTGTCGGGGATGAAAGGCAACTCGACCATATTACCGCCCTCTACAGGCATCGTTGCATTGATCCCAGCAACAAGAGCGCCAGAAGAATTAAACGCAATCATTTTGGCCATTAAAGCCATACGAGTTTTACGGTTCATGGCCCAAAATGTATTTCCCATGGCATATTTATTATCAGTCGTACCAAGGGATAGTACGAGATTTGAGAAGAATAACTCAGGTGTCATTCCCGCTGGATCAATTTTCAATAGATTAGTAATATGGAGATCTAACCACGCAGGGGCGTTGTCATTCCAACTGGTAGGCTTTGCCGTTTGTGCTAGGCGAGTAGCAATACCTAGTAACATTTTAGACCCTGTCCCATATAATATGGCTTTGTCAACTGCATATCCGATAGATTGCCCAATCGCGTCAAGGATTTCTGCAGCTAAGTTTTCGTCGGAATCCTCTAGCGTGGCATTACAAATTGGAATAAATCCACCAACTTTATATCCATCCACTTCGATTTGTGCAAAGCTAATGAGTAGTTCATTAAGAGTTGCACACGCCTCTGTCCAGACAGCCTCGGGGATTGCGCCCATAATATTTTGACGAGCCTTGCCTTTTACAGTGCGAACATTAACATAGCTAACTAGTTTGCTGTAACGATGCATTGAATCACGCAGGGTTTCAAGTAGGATATCAGGAATTGTCAACTCTGTACCGGATATAGCACGTTTTTGTCCGATGAAAGTCCTGGCACGGGTTAAAAACTCTTTCACATCATCACGAGTTATAAGAGCAGAACGTTGTTCATTTCCCATTTCCTTAAAAAAACCATTTCCTCTTGTCATTCTTACTTCGCCTCCATTTTTTTTACTTCTTCCTTCGCCCTTTGCTGCTGGTTCTTTGCTGTTGAGTTCTTTGCTGTTGAGTTCTTCAAGTTCACTTTCTAGGGCTGTTATCTCTCCCTCAAGAGTTGCCTTTTTGCCCTCGTTTTCAGCTTCCTCCGTGGTAAGGGATTCTTGGTCTGCCTCGAAGCTTGCGACTGATTCATCTACGACGGCTTTTTCTTCCTCGGTTGATTCTGCGGTTAGTTCATTTACGGCTGCTTCGAGTTCATTCTCACGTGTTTTCATTGTTTCCTTACGGGTTACGAATTCCGCGTCTTTCTCTCGCAAGACTTTGAGTTGATCCTGAAGTCCTGTCTTGCGTTTGCAAATAATCAATTGTCTTAATGCCATTTATATAACCTCTCTTTCGTTTCGTTTTGCCACACTTGATGTTGGCGGGTTTTGATTTGGTTGTAATCCCGACTTCTGGCGGATATGTTCGTTTCTTGGTAGGCCGGAAAAACGCAAGGTGAAATTTCGTAAAGAGGATTAACTTTTAATATCGTCCAATGGATAGAACCATCGTCCCTAGATTCTGTTGCCTCTTCTTCAACGTCGAATCCAAACGAACATTGAGTTATATCCCCGCGCTGTATACGTGAATATGCGTTCATGGCCTCCGTGTCATCACAATTAATCTTAATCCTGCCCCAGAGACCACGGCTATCCTCCTTTAGTTCTAGAGTTCCGGCACTCGTTCTCCCTAAGACAATATCTTGATTATGATTATACAGGGCACGTACATCCCCGCTTATACTGTCGGAAAAAGCGCCTTGCCTTATACTCTCCGTGCCGCCTGGACAAACTTGGTATACTGAACCGAATACAGCAAAATAACCCTCTAAGAATAAATCTCCCGAATCATCATCGTCTTTTCTTTCTTGGATTTCCATTGTCATATTTCTGGTTTGTCTTTTATCCTTGCTCAATTTACCCACCTCCTTCCATTGGATATAAAAAATAGAAGCACTAGGCTCCTATAAATTTTTGCAATACTTGAATGAGCTAAATAAATAGCTCATTCTTTTTTTATCCCTATTCAATTGGCAATTCTTGAATCTCTTTACAAAGAAGCAATATAGTTTCGGCTATCCTGCAAGCTGAATTGGAACTTGATGAGTTGTTGAAATCAATCTCCATTTGCATTAACTGTAATCTATTTATTTGTTTTTTGATTACGCCCCTGTAATCCATTTCTTTATTTTCCATTTCCATTTCCATCACCTCCATTCAGCTTAGATTGTTGCCCGAGCATGTCGGCAGGGACATAGTTTTCTAGGGCAAGCAATTCCTCCATGTCCGCTTCTGGTGACATCCCAATCCAATCCCTCCACTCGTTTCGACGCATTGCCATACGATCAACCATTGCCGATCCTGCCGCAATAATTTCTGGCAAACTGTAGGAATAAAGACTTCGCGGGTTGAACCTCCAATAAAGATCCGGAGAATACAGGAGCCCTTTTGTCATTACCTGCTCAATGACTTTCGCTATGGACATGATTTTAGTACCAATGAAATTGTTAAATTCATCCTTGTTAAAATTACCAACACCAACTAAAAAAGGCGGTACACTGAATATTCCAGCTACCGTCCTTTTGTCGATCTCTAAATTCTTAGCAAGGGCTAAATCGTTCAGTGTCAATGGCTTGATTTGCTGAACGTCGAATAAGTCAGCTGGAACAAACCAAGGTCTACCATTTTCCGAACTATCAAGGTATTGTTCCGAAAGTTTTTTACGTCCCTCCTTGCTCGCAAACTCTTCAGTCAATCCATCAACCTTTACGATGATAGAAGGAGCTGGGCTTTCCATTAGCGCTTGCTTAGTTACGCCAGCTTGCTTTAACCCTTTCAGCACGTCTCTCAGCACTGCCCTATAACCTGTACCGATCCAAGGCCTTTCCGGATCTGGATTAACAACAAAGTGCAAAACTTCGTCTGGGTTATAAGTCACACCGCCATAGCGAATGATGTAACCATCTGGCGTATCAAAGAACGATACGCCAGATGGCCTAAGTGGTTCAAGGTTATCAAGGTATCCGTCCGCACTATATCGAGGGTAGGTGACCTGATTTCCCTCACCGGACAACATCAATGTCCAGACAAGATTATAGATAAAAGTTTTACTGGTCATTAACCGATTAGGGTTTATGTCCAACTTTCTGGACAGCGCGTTTTTAACTCTGACATCGCCCTTGTCACTGTTCTGCATTAAGTGGAGCGTCATGCTGCTAACGAGATCTGCATAAATCCCGACACACATTTTAACCTCTGGGCAATCTGACATCTTGGTATAATTTCCAGTCGTTAATATGTTGAATGCATCGACTGAACAAAGCCAGGATGTATCACTTCTTTTCTGCGGTGCTGCCCTGGTCTGTGTCTTATTTCTTTTTCTACTCAATCGAACCACCCCGCTGCTTTCGTTGATTTTTCTATATCCTCTAACATTTGGCAAGTTGCAAATATATCAGCATCAAAAAGGTCGATTCTCTGATTAGGCATAACCTTTTCGTACTGAATCATATCGTCCGTTTTCTCAACGCCTCTGACATTCTGAACGCAATATTCATAGGCCGACGAATGGAGATAATAAAAATTTCCATCCTTCGCGGCTTTTTCAATATGGCGAAATCCTTCTGACTTTTTGTAGAAATACTGCGGTTGGTCAACAATTTTAAACCCTGCTTTTTTCATTCCCATGAAAAACTCGCGTCCAAACTTCTTGTCAAAGCCTGTGAGTTTAATCTTGAATCCCATCTTGCGCATTTTCACAAACCAGTTAATTATATCTGAATAGTTGACCGTTGGAGTGTTACACATATCCAACCATCCATCATCTTTCCAGCCGAAGAGTGGTATATTATCTTCTTCTGCCTTGCGATGTGCTGCCACAACTGGGAACCATGCGTGAGTGATCGAGATGTCAACGCCTTTGTATTGACCATGCAATGCCGATGCTGTTAAGTCGTGCATCTTGGAGAGATCGCCACCTCCATACCAATTGATAGGAAACTTGGCAAGCTCCTCAAGTGTCCAAGTATATTTCTTATCTGAGTTTCTAAATTCTTCAATGTTGAAGTAGGCCTTCATTGCCGCCGTATAAACATTAAGAGATTTGGCAAGAAAATCCTTGCGCTGCTGCGGATCGTTCTGTGCTTGCATTGCATCGTTCATGATATCGTTCGGTCTGATACTTACGCCATAGGCCGGGTTCGCCATTTCGTGAACTAGGGCACTCGTGTAATCAACTTCACCTTCTTCGTCTTGATCTGCCTTGCAAATGAAAACGAATTCAGCTTCAGCTTTT